ATTGCTGGATTTAAGGAAAGACAAAAAGCGGCGAAACTTAGAGTCTGGGAAAATCCAGATAAAGTCAGAGCAGCCGTAGATGATATTTTTTCAACTGGAGATTATAAAATGGATGCAGAAATGGCAGCAGAAGCTTTAGTTGAAAATAATCCAGCAGCTTTTGGTGGTAAACTTATTGATGATATTGATGATGCTACACGATCAGATATATATGGTGCAGTTTTGAGAGTAATTACTAACGATATGGCTAAGATGAGAGAAATGAGAAAATTATCCACACCGACACAAACTTTAGCAGGTATTAAAAACACAGGAACTATAAATATCTCAGATCCAAATGTGGCAGAAGAATTTTCAAGATTTATGAAAGAATCTGATCCTACAGGTTTCAAAGATTTAGAACAAAAAGTTGAGTTATCAAATTTTAATCCTAAAGGTCGTAAAAAGAACGCCCAAGGCGGTATCATTGGTTTGACAACTAATACAAGTCCTGTTAGTAGTAAAGCAGGTGTTGAAACATTATTCGAAAGAAGATAGAATATCCCTATGGCTGAAATAGACAAATCCTTACCCAATATAGATCCTAACGCAATTCCTGAAGAAGCAGTAATTGAAACAGAAAAAAAAGCTGAAGTTATAGATACGCCTACAGGTCCAGTTGAAATCGAAATGGATGAAACAGGTGGAGCAGAAGTTTCTTTTGACCCTACTGCAAGTGAAATAGATCCATCACAGGATCATTTTGCCAATTTGGCAGAAACAATGCCAGATAATGTTTTAGAACCCTTAGGTAATAAACTTTTCGACCAATATACAGAATACAAAGAATCTAGAGGTGACTGGGAAGAAACTTATAGAAACGGATTAGAACTTTTAGGATTTAAATATGAAAGAAGAACAGAACCCTTTCGTGGAGCTTCTGGTGTCAATCACCCGGTTCTTGCAGAAGCAGTTACGCAATTTCAAGCGCAGGCTTATAAAGAGTTACTCCCGTCTGATGGACCAGTAAGAACTCAAATTTTAGGGGACATTAGTGTTCCTAAAGAAGACCAAGCTAAACGTGTTAAAGATTTTATGAACTGGCAAATTATGGATCAGATGAAAGAATATGAACCAGAATTTGACCAAATGTTATTTTACCTCCCTCTAAGCGGCTCAACTTTTAAGAAAGTTTATTATGACGATCTGTTAGGAAGAGCCGTTTCTAAATTTGTTCCAGCTGATGATTTAATTGTACCTTATTCTGCAAACTCTTTAGAAGATGCAGAAGCAATTGTACACGTTATTAAAATTTCAGAAAATGAATTAAAAAAACAACAAGTCTCAGGCTTTTATAGAGATATAGAATTAGGTGCACCTCCAGTTACTGAAAATCAATTGGAAGATAAAAAATTAGAATTAGAAGGAATTTCTAAAGATGGTCAAGAAGATCAATATACTTTATTTGAAATCCATACTGATTTAGATTTAGATGGTTATGAAGATGTTGGAGAAGATGGAGAACCAACAGGAATTAAAATACCTTACATCATAACGATTGCACAATCTACACAAGACGTTTTATCTATTAGAAGAAACTATGCTCCTCAAGATCCTCTTAAAAAGAAAAAAGATTATTTTGTTCAGTTTAAATTTTTACCAGGAACTGGTTTTTATGGTTTCGGTTTAATTCATATGATTGGTGGTTTAACTAGAACTGCAACAGCAGCTTTAAGACAATTACTTGATGCAGGAACTTTAGCTAACTTACCAGCTGGATTTAAATCACGTGGTATTAGAGTTAGAGACGATGCACAACCATTACAACCTGGTGAGTTCAGAGATGTCGACGCTCCGGGAGGCAATATTAAAGATCAGTTTATGACTCTACCTTTTAAAGGACCGGATCAAACTTTACTTCAGTTAATGGGTATTGTAGTTGATGCAGGTCAACGTTTCGCGGCCATCGCTGATATGCAAGTAGGCGATATGAATCAACAAGCGGCTGTCGGAACAACTGTAGCATTATTAGAACGTGGTTCACGTGTAATGTCAGCTATTCACAAAAGAATCTATGTAGGTTTAAAACAAGAATTCAAATTATTAGCAGAAGTATTTAAAACTTATCTTCCACCGGTTTATCCTTATGATGTACCAGGTGCTCGAAGAGAAGTTAAAATGCAAGACTTTGATGATAGAATAGATATTCTACCAGTTGCTGATCCTAATATATTTTCTCAAACACAGAGAATATCTTTAGCGCAAAGTCAATTACAACTGGCGCAATCAAATCCTCAGATGCATAATTTATATCAAGCATATAGATCTATGTATGATGCGCTGGGGGTAAAAAATGTAAATGCAATTTTACCACCTCCTCCACAACCAATGCCAATAGATCCGGCGTTAGAACATATTATGTCTATGTCCCAAAAGCCATTTCAAGCTTTTCCAGGTCAAGACCATAAAGCACACATTGACGCTCACTTAAATTTTATGAGATTGAATATGGTACAGAATAATCCTATGGTAATGGGTGCGTTACAAAAAAATATTTTAGAACACATTAGTTTAATGGCTCAAGAACAAGTTCAAATAGAGTTTGTTGAAGAATTACAAGAATTACAAATGATGCAACAACAAATGCAACAAATGGGAGGACAAAATCCACAAGCACAACAAGGAATGATGCAAAATCCACAGATGCAACAACAGCAACAACGAGTTCAACAGATCACTAATCAAATTGAAGCTAGAAAAGCTCAATTGATTGCTGAAATGCAAGAAGACTATGCTAAAGAAGAAGAAAAAATTACTGGTGAATTTGCTGGTGATCCATTATTGAAGATTAAATCAAGAGAAGTTGACTTAAGAGCTATGGAAAATAAGAGAAAAGAGGAAGAAGGAGAGCAAAGAATCAATCTTGACAAAATGAAAGCTCTAATGAATGATGAACAACACGAAGAAAAGCTAGAACAGAACGAAGAACTGGCTCATTTACGTGCAGGAGTGTCTATGGCTAAACAACAAATGGCAGACCAAAGTAAAAGACACGATTTTGGTAGAAATTTTAGAAAAAAATAGGTATAATTAACACAAGGAGTAAACTATGGGAAAAGATTGGCAAAGAGGACAAACTTTTATGAATAAAGACCCTAAAATTGAAAAAGAATTAGGCGTTGGTAAAGACGGCTACCAAACTGGTGGCGTTAATATTACAAAAGAGGTCCCTAACATCGAAGAATCTCAAACGGTTACTGTCAGAGGCACAAAAAGAATGCGTGCTGACAAAAAACCGGTTAAAGCAACCTGGTACTAACATATGGCTTGGTTTGGTTTAGCAAAGATTGCTTTGCAAGCTGGTAGTAAGATTTATGCTAACAGACAAAGAGCAAAAGTTGCTATGTCTGATGCACAACTTTTACACGCAGAGCGACAAGCTCGTGGTGAGGAAACTTACCAGGGAAAATTACTAGAAGC